TCGACAGCGAAGCCGGCCAGCTTGAGTGCGGCCTGTAGGTTGCGCACGGCGAGGCCGCGCGAGCCGATGGTCAGGAGTTCGCTCATAGCTCTTCGGCCTTCTTGGTGATGACTTTCGCCGCAGCGGCGCGGCTGGCTTCGACGCCGAACAGGCCGACCATGCAGGCGAGGAACACGCCCGCCTCTTGCGGGGCGCCGATTAGCGCGGGGCCGTAAGACACGCCGATGCCGAGCAGCCCGCAAAGAGGGGCTTCGAGCAGCAGCTGCCGCAGCTTGCCGCCGCTGTAGATGATCCGCCACGCGGCAATGAGCAGCGCCAGGGCGCCGGCATAGACGGCCGGGAAGTTGGCTTCGAGCCAGGCCGCAAGCCACGCGTAGGTTTCCGGTCTGTCAGGCATGTGCTTCATCCTGTGGCCCTGTGGTTGTGATGGCGTGAACGCGCTGCACGACTTCCCCCAGCAGCGCGGGGCTGTAGCGCTGCGCGAGGGGGAAGCCCAGGGCGGCGGCACAGAACTCGCTGCAGAACATGCGGCGGCGGTTGTCGATGGTCAGGGGCAGCAGCTGGCTGCCGAACAGGCCGAGCCAGTCGTAGCCTTTGCCTTGGTGCTTCTCGAACAGATGCAGGATCTGGCGAGCGTCAGCCCATGGCACCGGGATCAAGTCCCAATGCTCGAGGTCGAGCACGATGCGCTTGGCGCGCACGCCGCCGTCCATGGCCGAGGCCGAAAGCCAGCGGCCATCGGGCAGGACCAGCTCGCAGTGGCTGTACTTGGAGCGCGTCCAGAGACGGATCAGGCGGTTGAACAGCGTGCCGCGGCCCTTGTAGAGGGCGAGGTAGATCAGTCCCATAGGTTCACCATTTGGCGTTGTTCGGCGCGCACGGCCTGTTCGGGCAGCAAAACCTGCGTGCCGTGTGGGATGACCGGGCCGAGGTCGGCCAAGCCGGGGTTGGCATCGAGAACCTGCTCGACCACGCCGGCGGTGCGCCCGTAGTGCCGCCAGCAGATGGCGTCGACGGTGTCGCCCTGCTGGGCGCGCAGGCTGGCCATCAGTCGGCCGCCTCAGCGGTGCCTTCGTCGGGATACACGAATGGGCCATCCTCGGAGACCAGCGCGCCAGGCGAGACGCCAGTTTCAACGACTCGGCAAACGGCCAACCCGAGCGGGTGCATGATTTCGCGGTTGATTCGCTCAAGCAGTCCGCGGCGGCTGATCTCGTTCCAGTCGATCGTTTCCATCAGATCAGCTCCACGGTGGTGTGCACACGGCCGAGGATGCTGCGCATCGCCCAGCGGGCGTCGCGGCGGTATTCGTCGGCGGTCGGGGTCAGGGCCTCGGCACGCTCTGCACCGTCACCGGTGGCGCTGTAATCGCGCATACGCTCGGCCAGCTCGGCGCCTGCGCTGCAGTAGATGGCGCGGCGGTAGAGGTGCAGCAGCTGGCTTTCGCCCTGGATGGAGTCAGCCGGCACATCGGCCAGGCTGGCGTTGCCGGCAGCGAGCTGCTGGACCTTCCAGGATTTCAGTTCTCGGTTGATCTCAATCACCGCGTTGACGGCTGCGGTTTCGAGACGGGCATCGGTAATGCTGCCGTCCAGGCGCAGGGACTCGCGCAGGTGCTGGCCATCGATGTCTGGAAACCAGCCATCGTTGCTAATGGGGTACGGCGCAGTGCTGCCGCCTGCTGCGATGAATGCGCTCATGAATTCTTGCCCTAGTTCGGCGGTGGTCGGGGCTTCACGACAAGGCCAAGGAGAAAGCCTGTCGATCAGCCCCGAGCCGCCGAGTGCGTGGGGGACGCTCAGTTAGCGGGTGGTTCGCCGGTCCCGGGTACGGTGCTCGGTGCGCCCTCTTCGCTCGGCTGGCTTTCGTCTTGCTCGGACGTCGGCTGGTCGGGCTCGGTGGGCTCGCCGGTACCGGGTTCGGTTGGCTTGCTTTCCGCGTGTTTCTTGAGGAGGCGCTCGACGCGCTCCAGATCCTTTTTGCCACCGCAGTTGCTGTGCAGGTCGATGGCACGGGCCAGGTGGGCGCGTGCTTCCTCCATGCCTTCAGCGTTTGGCGCCGCTTCGTCCAGCTCGGCCAGATAGGCCTTGCCCAGGGCGAGGTGCAGCTTGGCGCGTGCTTCGTCCGGCATGTCGTGCTCGGCGGTGATGTCTGCGGCGAGCGACAGGACGAAACGGTCAAACGGTGCGCCGGCTTTCTGCTGCTTGAGGGCAGCGTTGGCCACCTCCTCCGCCAGCAGGCATCCGGTGGTACGCGCGAAGCGGTCGGGCATCTTGAGGCTGTGCTCGAGCACGTAACGACCGATGGCCAGTGCGCCGGCGAAGTCGCCCGCGTCGATGGACCAGACCATAAGCGTGGTGAGCACATCGTCCTGGGCGCCTTTACCGGCGGCCAGCACGCCTTCGATGTAGGGCTGATAGGCCGGGATGAGCAAACGCTTGAGCTCAGCCTTGCCCTGCTCCGACTGCACCTGCTTGAGGCGCAGCCGGTCCTGGTTGAGTTGCAGCAGCTGCTGTTCGTAGGCGGTGGCGCCGGCCATGGACATGGCCGGGGCTACCTCAGCTGCCTGCAGGGCTGCGCGTTTGCGTAGCTGGTTGCGTTGGGCTGGGCTGAGCATGGGTTACACCGCCTCGATGTTTTCGACCAGGGCGACCAGACCGAAGTCCTCGATCACGTAGGCATCGTTGCTCGACTGGTAGTCAGCGATGCGGTCGTACTCCGGCTCGTCCTTCACATGGCGGCGGCGTGCGCCTTCCTGGAAGTAGATGGAGAGGTTGCTCAGGGTGGTGACCAGCACGGTACCGGCCGGGAAGAACGGCGCGTCGACGATCGGCAGGCCACCGAGGCGGGCCTTGGTGACGATCTGGTCGGCAGCGTTCTCTTCCTGGTTGGAAGCTGCGCCCTTCTCGACTGCGGCGAGAAGCTTGTCGTGCAGCAGGTCGCGGGAAACCATGACCACCAGGTTGGGGTGGCTGCGGTGCCATGGGTCGAGCATCTGCACGGCGTCGAACACCACGCCGTCGAGGGTCTTGTAGTCGCCAGTGGCGCCCACGGTCACCTTGCCGGAAGCGTCGACGACTTCGTCGAGCACGCGGTCGGCCGCGCCGGTGCGGATCTTCTGCAGCCAGCCGATGTTGACGTCCTGCAGCAGCTGGTTAGTGGCAAGGTCCGACACGGCAGCGGCACTGGTGCCGTTGAAACCGATCATGATGCGATCCAGTGCCTGGCGCTCGGTGATGGAGCTGGACAGGCGCACCTGGAAGTCCGGGAACTTGGCCCAGGCGTCGATGAGTGCGTAGGGGAACGCGCTGTCGAAGTTGGTCTGTTTGCAGGCATAGCTGTCTTTGGTCAGCGCGCTGCGGTCGGCCGGGTTGCGACGGTTGCCGCCTGCGGTGTTGGTGCGGCTGGCAATCGGGCCGTTGACGCCCAACAACAGGGATTCACCCTCTTGCTGCTCAACGCCGATGATGTTGATGCTTTTTAGCAGACCGCTGGCTTCCTGGATGGCGGTTTCCAGCTTCTGCTGCACGGTCGGGGTGACGTTGAATTTCTCGGTGGCGTTGTCCACGCCGTTGAGCTTGGCCACCTGCTGCAGGTAGCCGTTGAACAGTTTGCGGGTTTCGTTACGCATGGGGTGCTCCGGCGTCGGTCAGTATTGGGTGAGGACTTGCTGGCTGTTGCCGGGAACCGGCGGGCGCTGCTGCTGGTTGTGGTCCTGGGTCTGGCCGAGCTTGGTGGTCAGATCCGCCACGGTTTCCTCGAGCTTGGTGACCTTCTCGCCCAGCGCGGTGGACTCGGTGCGGAACGCTTCGAGGCTGGCCTGTTGCTTTTCGGCGAAATCGACCAGGGAGGTCACGGCCTCGCCCAGCTCGCTGAACTGGCCCTCGGTTTCCTTGCCCTTGGTGAACAGGGCCTTGACGCGGGCGGCCAAGTCCTTGAAGGCGCCGGGCTGGTCGGTGACCTCCTCGAACTGCAGCTCGACTTCCTCGGCCGCGGTGAACAGGTTGTCCGGATGCTGTTTGCGATTGGCCAGGGTGCCGTGCTTTGCGCTGAATTCGAGCGCTTCGGTGCCCAGGCTGGCGGGGCTGTCGGTGATGGCCAGGCCGATGAGGTAGGCCTTGCCGGTGTCGGCGAACTTGGGCTGCACCTCGATGGAGGTGTAGACCTTCTGGCGCTTCTTGTTCAGGGCCAGCAGCGCGTCGTTGGGTTCGATCTGTGCATACAGCGCGAGCTTCTTCTCGCCGTTGAGTTCGACCTCTTCGGCCTTGACCGCGAGCACGTCGCCGTAGGCGCCAAACGGGGTGTCCGGGGCGATGCCTTTGATGTGCTCGCAGTTGATGCGGGCGCCGTAGGTGGCCGGGTTGTATTGGGCTGCGATGTCTTCGATCCAGCTGCGCTCGATGGTGCGGCCATCGGTGGTCGCGCCTTCGACGGCGATGCGGGTCCACTTGGAGCGGAATTTCTTGGCGGGGGTGGTGGTGCCGGCCATGCGGTCTGTCCTCAGTCGGTAGCTGCTGGGTGCAGTTGCTGTGAGGGCATGGTCGGCAGCCCGCGCACTGCGGGCAATTCGCGCACCCTGTACTGGCTGGACATACAGGGCGCCGGAGTAACGGCTCGCGCGCGTGAGCGGCAG